ATCACTAGCTGTTAAGTATGTAAATTTTGATTGATTAAAATCTAAAGTATTCATTATTCAATCCTTGTATAATTAAGAACATTGCCAACACCATATTGGGCTTCACCTAGCATCTTTGCTGCATAATCGTTTTCTGCCCATACTATTGTGTTGGCAGTTTGAAAATCGTTAATTCTAACCCACAATTGATACTTATACATTTTATCCTCAGTTAAATAGAGCCGGTTACCCAGCTCTATTATTTATCACTTAATTTCCATATCTTTCTTCGTATTCTAATCTAGCTAATATGTATTCCTTAACTAAATTAGATCTTACTATATCCTGGACGTTGAATTCAATTGTCTGAAATGAGGGCATCATATCTGCAATTGCCATGAACTTTTTGAGTCCAGACATATCCGTCTTTTTGTATAGATCGGTTTGTCTAAAATCGCCGCAGAATATAATTTTTGATCTTTCTCCTACTCTTGTAACTATAGAATTCAATTCCATATCTGTCATATTTTGCGCTTCATCAACTATAATTATAGAATCATCTAAAGTTATACCTCTTACAAAAGATGTTACCATAAATTTTACTACGTGTTGCTCCTCTAATCTTTGAAAAGCGTCTCCTCTGCCGAATAAATCATCACAAATATCTACATATGGTAGTTTATAAACCTCAGTCTTTTCTTTTTCATCGCCTGGTAAATGCCCAATTTCTCTGGATGGTACAGCAGATCTTACTATAACTACTTGTCTATAGTGACTGCTCTTATCCATCACCTCCTCTAATGCTTTATAAAGAGCTATGAAAGATTTACCAGTACCAGCTACACCATGTAAAAGCATGATACTAGAATTTTCGTAAAGCTCAAAAAATCTCCTTTGATTACTAGTTAATGGCTCTACAACCTTAAGATCATCTATTCGCAATCTTAATTTATTGGAAATAGTTAAATGTGAATGATCAACGGCTTGTAGTTGTAAATTATTCTTTTTTGCCATGTATGCCCTCGTTTAGAAAAAGAAAGGGCAATAACTATAAGCTATTGCCCTCCTCGGAGATAAAATAGATTGTAATGCTCATCGTCTTGATAATTTGTCTGTCAAGTTGCTTTTATAATTAGCGCTGGCAATCTTAGACAAGACTTCATTAAAACCACCATCAGCTTTTTTGATCCCAAGACGAACCGGATCAATGAGAGCTTGCCTCCCAGTGTGGTGTGTTTCATATTTTTTAGAATGACAATTTGGACACTCCTGTTCTGTCATCTCTGAAATTCTACATTGCACATCAAAAATATTTTCACAATCTGAACATTTAAAACTATAGCTAGGCATAATTGAACCACTCAGGTTTTTCTCGTTTTTTCCATGATGCTAAATGCTGCTTGGCACCTACATAATAATTTATATATGATCTAAGACTATCTCCAGTAATTTTATATTGATCGGGCATTGCGGGGGTTGGTTGAGTAAATGGTCCTATAGGTATATTATTGGGTAAACTATAGAAATAATTTTTCATTCTTTCTGCAGAATGATGTTTGCCATATCTGTAAGTGTATTCCTCAAGAAGATTGCTCCAAAGACTGTAAAGCCAGTTATAATTTTGATTAGAAGCACGTGTCCATACTCCTGAGGGGTGTAGTATATGGCTAGCTTTCCACAATACTTGTTCGCGATCATCGGGTAAGAGCCAACGCCTAATTTTTCTACCATTAGCTGTTTTGCCGTAATAGACTACACCATCTAAAACTCTATGAGCAGTGGACATAAGTTGTCCGTATTCAAGAATCATCTTTACTACATGTTTATCATTATGTAGTTCAGCGGCTTTCTTAGGTTCTTCGTGAAGATAGAAAATATTCATAGACTTATCTTTTCAATGTTATTCATTATAGTAATAATTATTTTTCTACAAGATGAGTCTATTATAGTACTTTCTTTAGCTTTTGTCAATCCCTCTATGACAAACTTCGGATCTATTTCCGATAGATCGACAGAATTTATTTTTATAGGATATGAACTAAAAGCATTGACAGCAATGACACAAACCTCTATCTGTTTATCAGAATATAGAGGAATCTTGTAACCATAAGTTTTTTCAATCTCAGGAAATTTATAAATTCTAGCTGTCATTGGGGACTCCTGCTGTCCCCAATATTTATTAAATAAACCCAATTTTTCTTTCTTTGGGTTTATAATTTTGTTTATGAAATACTTCAGCAATACTATATTTGTCTGTAACTGAATGTAGTTCAATATTTAGTGCTTTAGCAAGATTATTAGCTTGATCTTTTGATAAGTAGTCAAAAGTTAATACATCAAAACATCTACCAGGACGAACAAGTGCAGGATCGATTTCTTTTACAGAGGGCAAATTAGTACTAAAGATAAGTTTTTTATTCTTAGTAGTTACTAATCCGTCACCAATGTTTAAAAACTTGTGCATAATAGTATTGCCATCCTCTCTGCTTCTAAGGAAATTATCAGAATCTTCAATGACCATAATATTATTGTTGCCCTCTACGAATCTAGCAAAGGTATAGTCCTTCTCTAGTAGTTCGGGATCATAAGTAACAACTGCACTAGAATTAGTGTATTGTAGAAGCCCTCTAATAAAAGTAGTCTTGCCAGTGCCAGGTGGTCCTATGAGAACAAGTACACTCGCAGACGAATCCATGTATCTATCGTAATAGCTATGTAAATGCTCGTCACCAAGAAAAGGATACATTTCAGATACAGGTGTTTTTTCTGTAGTAAGGGGTACAGTTACAGATGAACCATCTGCCGAATACATCCATTCAATAAAAGAATCAGCTGTATCAAAATTATCTAATAGAATTTGATGAAATTTAGAAATGAATTTGCTTTCACCGATCAATTTCACTGAGATATAGGTACCACTACTATTGAATTGCACAATGGCATCATTGAAGTAAATAGTACCTGTATCCTCGCCTGATTGATAAAAACGAATACGATCCTTTGTATTAGTATCCACAAAGGATTGCCATTCTTTATGTGTAGTGAGCAGATGAATGTTTATAAACTTAATATCTTGATTTGATCTAGCTTTTTCAAAAAGAAATTCACTAACAATCATATCTGATACATCAGTAGTTGCTAGATAAATTTTACTAGTTGGAAGTTCCCAGTCATTAGTATAGCTATCCAAAGTTATCCTTTTATCTTTTCTAAGTTGTCTTTGCATTTTTGAAGGTGTACTACGTACACCTCTACGCATTCTTCCAAATAATTGTTCAATACTAGTTGCCATCCGTTTTCACAGCTTTCCACAATTGGTTAAAATTTTCACGCAGACTAGAAGAAGAATCTAGCAATCTAGATTCTAAGTTATATACACAATTAGAAATATCCTCAGACGACATCGAACCAGATTCGATTGCTAGTCCAAGTGCTCTTATAAGTGACACGCACTGTTCAACATCAATAATAGAATATTCAATATTAGACAAAGTCGTAAAATGTTTCATAGATGCCTCTTGAGAATAAAATTGTCTATTTGACTCTTAAGGTTGTCATTGGTAATATCCATATGTTTCTCACAAAACTCTTTGATTAAATCACCAATTCTTTCTCCATCAAATATTGCGTTATGGATAGCCATGTAACCTGCATCCTGGGCTACCACATATGCATCTGCTTCAAAACCAAAAACATCATAAAGAACGTAACGATAAGAACCTTTTTGTTTTATTTCACCATCAAAAATTCTTCTACTGACAGCACCAAATACTTTCAATTTTTCGTCGTAGGATAATGAATTCCAGAATGATTCGCTTTCATTCTCAATTTTTTGCATACTAGCATTGAATGCTTCTGACAATTTGGATAGAGCTTCTAACTTGCTATCATTTGATTCGTTTTGATTCATCTGCAATCCTTTTATCTTCACGGAGTTCAATAAATGTAGGCAGGAATAAACTTTCTGCATTACCAGACTTATCCTGAATACGTGCATTATATTTTACTGTGGCGACTTTTCCTACAACCATGTCTACCGTAAATTCATCACGTTGCTCGTCTGAAAACCCCGAACCAACGTTTACTCTAATTACACCATCTGCAGATTCACAAATGAGAGCACCTAAACGATTCTTATTCTTACCTGTGCCTTGTTCCCAACCTACAATAATAAGATCACATTCTAGTTCTGCTTTAAACTTTACTTGATCCTTACTACGCTTATCTTCCCAGATGCCAATCATAGACTTAAGAATAATACCTTCTTGTCCTTCATCCAAATACTTATTGAACAACTTATTTGCAGTATATTGATTGTCAACTGTCTGAGTTTCTACGATACTAATTAGGTGTCCTAGAGATGATGCCTTTTTAAATTTTTCTACTCTGCCTACAAGTTCACTAAAACGAGATTTATAAGGAACAATATATTTTCCTAGAAGAAAAACATCATAAGGAATAGCATCCCATAATGTAGCACGAACCATTGCTCCTTCTTTTGCAGATTGAGTACCTTTAATTGCTTTGGTTAAGATACCATTACCGGTTTTACGATCAAGCGGTTTACCAGTTCCATCAACCACAAGAAGTTCGCCGTCAAATACGACATCATTACCATAAACTTTGGCCAACCCAATAAATGCTTGACCAAATAAATCTGAAGCGATATCCAATTGCCTACCATTACGACTCCTAAATTCTACTTTACCATCACGGACGATGGCGTTGAAGCGCATGCCATCCAACTTAAGCTGGACATATGCTGGGAATCCAATTTTGTCAACGAGTTTCTGTTCGAATCCAGAAGCCAACATGACTGGATACGTTTTGATAAGTCCTGGCCAGATTTTGTTGATTGTTGGTTCGCCGACTCCGCAACGAAGGTCTTGTTTAATGATCCTCTCAATAACGCTGGCATCTTGTGCATCAAGTGACTCCAAAATATATTTCAAATGGTCAATTGCAGCATTGCCAGTCTTATTACGAGTGGCGAATTGCTGCTCTAGTTCTTGCATAGCCCAACCTAATGCTGCCTTAGCCTCAGCTTTGCCAACAATGTAGCTTGGAATTTTACGAATGTAATAACTAATCATAGGATCATATGCTAGTCGAAATGTTTCTTTCAAAATGTGATTACTAGCATGTTGCCGAAGAATCGCTTCTTTAGCTAAACGAGAATTGTCTGCAGCAAGAGCTTCAAGAATTTCAAATACATTCATAATTTCACCTCAAGAATAAAATACGTTAGCTTGGCGGTCATTCTTAAACTTACGCTTATACGCAGTCTTATCCTCTACAACACGAGGACGATACTTTGGCGTACGAAGGTCTTTGGCTACAGGATTACGGCGTTTTACGGTATTCATTATCTTCTCCACTATTTCATTATTATATAGTAAAAAGATACCCGTGTCAACCGAAGGGTTACTAATTAAATGGTTGTATTTCGGTGTTTACATTAAAAGTGATGGACTTGTAATCATGTGGTTTAGCAGATACTTGATTTTTTGCTATTTCTAGCTTTTCTAAATTATCGTAAACACCAACAATTGAATTTTGTCGAATACGATTAATTTTATCATGCCATCTTGCTTCTAAAATGTAAACTAATTTCATGCTGCCTGATCCATAGTTGCAGTATTTGTAATAGTTTGATACAATGTCTCAAACTCAGCATGTTCTTCAATCTCTTTATTAAAGTTTTGCTTGTGATAAGTCTTAGCCATCTTACGAAAAGTTTTCGTATTTAGATCTTTCTCATCACAAATAGTCTTAATTGCTTCTCTAATAAATTCTCTTTCGCCCTCGATACGAGTCATAGAGCTGCTAATTTCACGCATGCAATCTAAAATTGCTTTGCGATCTGCTGGATTACTAATCATAAAGGTTTCCTTTCAATATCTTCTTCAATACAATCTTTGCCATACTGTATTTCTACAATACGCAAATCATTTTCAGTAAAATTACAAAGTTGATGCCATTGTTGTTTTCTAATAAAAAGATGTTGATGCTTATCTAGAACAGTATAAGTTTCATCCTCATTTTTTACTGTTGCAACGCCCTCAGATACCATCCAAAATTCATTACGTGAATAATGTTTTTGCATGGATAACTGCTTGCCAGGAAATACTAGCAATTCTTTAACTTTAATACCAGGCAATGAATAGAGTACTCTATATACTCCCCATTGTCTAACAACCATTTCCATACTATCTCCTCATAGATGCTATAGCCTTAGCATCGTCATCACAAAAAATAGGCACTGCATTAGATTTGTGCATAGTGCCAATACCAATAATTTTAGTACCAGTGTATACAGGAGCTTCTTTTTTAGCACCTACACCTGCGCCTGAATCATGACTCTTGATGTGTGCATTGGTGGTCCTGCCCGGGGGCGGACCATAGGTGGGAAAAGGCCTGGTCAAAGGCCTTGACTTGATAGCCTTAGCAGTTTTATCAATATCTGATTTCAATTTTTGCCACTCTGCTTGTAGTTCTAGATCACGCTTCTTGGCCTCTGCCGAAGCATACTTGACTTTGCGCTTTTTACTGTTGATAGTACTTAACCAAGGACCGACTAAAGACATGTCACATCTCCTAATAACATAAACATATTATATAATCAAAAGTTTCGCTTGTCAAATGCCCTGTACTTCCAAAAATTTACGGTTCTAGAGTCATAAACTGGGTCTTTTGGGATCTGCGTGTGGTCTGCCCAAGTTACTTTTGGTTCGGGTGGTGGCGGTTTCTTCCCGAATAACCACCGCATTACTTTACAACTGTGGCAATTTTTGTCTTAGGAATAGGTTTATCCATTTCCTCAGCAGGTTTAGGAGGCATAAGGTCAGGATATGCTTCCCGTACAATGCTTTCTTTAAGAGACTTCCATCTAGTCTGTAATTTGCGATCTTTAGCAAGACAAACCATTTCTGCCTCTGTCCAATGAATAC